GAACCAGCGCCGCTGGCGGCAATGGCCACCGTCACGGCTGCCGTATTGGGAGTCGTCCCGCAGAACTTCTGCGCGAGCGTCAGCCCGGTGGCGTTGTCGGTGTGGATCGTCGCCGACCCAGTGACGGTCGGACGGCCTTGGATGGCCGTACTCAGTACCGAGTTAAGGGCCGTGGCGTCCACCACGGGGCTGCTGGCCGAAATGCTGATATCGGTGGCATCCACGATGGCGCCGCCGATGCTGATGGTTGTTCCGTTTGCGATGAATGCCATGTCTTAGCCTCCTGTTGCCCAAATGCGGTACGTCTGACGGACCACCCGCGGGCCGTCATCCGTGCCTTCCTGATCGTCCATGCGCTCGACGTCCTCGCCGTCGGTTGCGCTCCACTGGATCTTGGTGCCGTCCACCGTGCCGTAGGTGGTGTTGTCGTTCAGCACGGCAGACACGGCGGCCGCCAGCGCTCGAGCGCCCGACATCGTCGTGGCGATGCAGTCGATGGCCACCGAGAACTCGGCCAGTTCGCTCGTACCGGTGAGCGTGCGCACGGGCGTGCGGCCGTCGATGCTGTAGACGATGGCTGGCAGTGCCGTGCCCTCGCGGCGCCACTCCGGGCTAACGCGGGTACTGACGATCCCGGTTACGCCAGGGTCGTCGGTGAGCCTGCGCCGTAGTGCGGTCTCGATGCTCATCGCTTGGATACCTTCATCCGCGCCTTGCGGGCCAGTTCGGTCAGTTGCGTTTCGATGACCAGCGCCAGGTCCTCCTTGAGGACCTCGGGCGGGAACTGCTGGTAGGTGGCCCGCTTCACGTGCCACTGGGCACGGCCGCTGTCCACGATCGGCGCAACGTAGGACCTTGGATTCCGCTTGTACCGAAAGCCGGTGCGGGTGGTGGTCTTGAGCCCGCGTGTGTCACCCATCGACTGGATGACCTTGCTGGACGCTTTGCGCAGGCTTTCCTGCCCGCCGTAGCTGCGGTGGGTAGCGCCGTGCGTCAGCCAGTTTTGCTTGTACGTCGTCGCCAGGCGCTTGAGGCTGCGCCGCAGCAGCTGCTTGTACAGGTTCCGGCTGACTCGGTCGGGCAGCGTCAAGAACACCCTCTGGGCATCTGTGAATGCCTTGTTGGCCCGGTCGCTGGTGCCAGCGCCGAAACGCAACAGTTCCAGGTTCTCCGACGCGTTGACCTGATTGCGCATAAAGCGCTGATAGTTGCGCAGGTGCTCCGGCGAATTGAACTCGGCGCCGCGGCGGAAACTCATGCCGTCACCTCGAGCGCTTCGCAGTGGAGTTCCATCCGGCCCAGCGTCGGGTCCAGCACGCCGGTGACCTCGAGCACGCGGTCGGTCTTGCCAGTCTCGCGCAGCAGGATTCGGCTTTTCGTAGTCACCGAGTCGATCCAGGGCAGGACGAGCCGCCAAGCCGTCTGCCCGCGGTTGATGTCGAGGGAGTCGATCGTGCGGCCGTCGGCCGACTCGATGTGGCCCAGCACGGTGGCCACGGTGGACCAGGTCTTGGTGGCCTGCCCGTAGGTGTCCACGGACGCGGTGTAGTTCTGCACCGCCATCTCGTGTCGGAACATGCCACGCGGGACCATCAGTGCACCCCGTGCTCCCCGAGCATGGCGATCAGCATCTGCTCGGCCTTGCCCTCGATGGCGCCGGTGCTGTCGCCGCGGTCGGCGTAGAGGCGCCCGCACAGCTGCAGCGCCAGCATGTTGATGTAGTGGTCACCCACCAACGTGGTCCAGTTGATGGAAACCGGACGGGTGTACTCCTCAGAGACCAGCACGGCCACGCGCTCACCGTCCCAGTGCAGTTCCGGTGTGGCAGTTTGTGGCACAGCGGACTCGTCCGTATAGGTCACCGTGATGTTGGTAGCCGTGTTCACCGGCTGGATGGGCAGGACGATCCACACGTCCCCCTCCTCGCTGACGGTGTAGTTACGCGCCAGCGACTGCAGCGACAGGCCGGTGCAGCGCTCGATCGTCTCGCGCACCGCAGGCAGCAGGATGTTGCCGATGTACGCGTCATCCTGCGCATGGAAAATGCGCAGGTGGCTCTTTATGTCGCTGGTGGTGAGTGCTGGCATTTTGGAAAAGGCCGGAGGGGGTTTCCCCCCCCCGGCCCAAGGGGGTCACTTGCGTCTGATCAGGCGTTGTTGATAATGACCGTGCCTGCGCGGCTGTCGACGATCTGAGCGTCCGACCGCATCGAGCTGCGGTAGTTCACGATGCCCGAGCCGCTGTTGGTGTACGGGTCGACAATGAACTGGATTTCCTTGCGGTCCACGATGCGGTACGCACGCGAAACGTCGCCGAAGAAAATCAGGTTGCGGGCAGTTCCAGACAGGTACACGGGGGCGTCCTGGCTGATGTACACCGGTCGTCCCATGAGGAGGCCAGCGGCGCCCTCCTGAACCATCATGCCCTGCATGCCGTCGTACAGGTAGGTGCCCGTGGCGGCAGCCTTGATCTGCAGGAGCGCAGCCCAGGTGGCCTGGTTCATGATCCAGGACCCATTCATCGCGTATGCCGTGGGCAGGCTGGTGTAGGCAGCGATGACATCGTCGAAGTCAGGAGCGGTCGAAGTTGAACCGGTCTTAATGACGGCGTTCCAGTCCGTCGATGAGTAGAAAATCCCGCGCTCCTCGGTGGCTCCAGCGCCGTTGATGTGCTTGTTTCCGCGGTAGCGGCCGTGCGCACGGGCGTGGTCGGCGACGACTTCGGCGGCCACGTCGATCGAGGCGTCGAACAGCAGTTCCTCGGTCACCGGCGTGGTAGCCGTTGCCTTGAACGCGCCGAAGGTCTTCAGAATGGTGGTGAACTCGCTTGGAGTGTACGCAGCGCCTTCAGCCGTCGCGGTGACGGTCGTGCGTGAGTCGATGACAGGCAGGCGCAGGTTGGCGGGCACCGTCTGCACGGTCGCCAGGTCGCGCACCGGGTCGCTGAACGTCAGCCACTTGACGAACTCTCCGGTCATCACCGACTGGGGCACGGTGTTGCCTGCGGTGGCAGCAGTGCCGACCGTCAGGGTGCGCAGTTCCATGTTGCCGCTGCCCTCGCGGCCACGCGTGGCGAAGAAACGCGCCAGTTCGGCGTCGTTGCCGCCGGTGCGGACCTCGGGACGGCCGACCAGTTGGCCGTTCTTGGCCTTGACGGCGTCCAGGCGGCTGCGGATCGACAGGCTCTCGAGCTGCCCGTCAATAGCGCGGATCTCTTCTTCGGCCAGGTCGAACGAACGAACGGCCTCGGGGGTTGCGGTCTCGGCGTACTGCTCGCACGCAGCGACGAGCTGCGCACGCTTCTCTCGGAGTGCTTCGGGGGTCACGGTCATTTCAGGTCTCCAATCCGCAGCCGCAGGTACCGAGCGACGAGCCCGGTGGAAGTGTGAAACGCCCGGACCGCGGCTGCGGTCGCCTCGTAGGCGGGCGTGTGGACAAGGCTGACTTCGTAAAGGCGGGCCGACACGACGGTGCGGCGGTTGCCCGCCCACTCGTCCTTGTCGACCGCAAACCCGAACGACATGTTTTGGTAGATCCCGTCGCGCAGCAGCACGCGCATGTCCTGCCCGTCGCGGGTGTCCGGCAACCGAGCAGCGAACGTCACGCCGCGCTCGGTCTCCTGCAGCTCGAGCGTTCCGCTGCGGGTGTCCGCCAGCACGCGCCCGCCGTCGTGCTCGACGAGCAGTGACACGTTCCGCCGACCCAGGTCGGCAGCGAACGCGCCGCGCTGGATCGTCTCGATGAAAGGCAGCGGCTGGGATTCGGTCTCGTAGGGGATGGCCAGCCCGGACACGGTGTTGCCCTCGACGGCTGCGCGGACCTCGAACGACCGGCGGTCAATCTGCATCGGGCGACTCGCTTTCCTCGTCCTCGCGGTCCCCGTTCACCTCGGCCTGACCGGCCGCCGTGTCCAGGCGCTGCATGAGTTCGTCCGCCATCGGGTCCTGCACCGGCTGCATGCCGATGAACCACCGGGCGTCGTTGGGGGTCAGGATTCCGCCCATGACGAGTTTGGACAGCTCCTTGGCGGTGTCCTTCATCGTGCCGCGGAGCAGTTCCTGCAGGTCGTGCTCGACGCGGTAGCCGGGCAGCAGTTTGGCCGTCAGTTCGGCCTCGATCCGCTTCGCCCATGGCCGCAGCGTCTGATCGACCAGCGCACGCTGGGCGTTCAGGTCGATTTGAGTGCCCGACTCGGTGGCCGCCAGGAACGACAGTGGCAGGTTCAGCGCTCGGGCAATCTCGCCCATGGCAGCAGTCCGGGCCGCCGTCACGGCGTCCAGGTCACCCTGCCCGCTCACGCCCTCGATCTTGCCGCCGCCGTCGATGATCAGCGGTTCGGACGCTCCGCCCGCCTTGGCATGCTTGGCCTTCCAGGCAAGCAGGATCGTCTGCTTCGCCTGCTCGCTGATCGGCGTGGGGAATTGGAACGACAGGCGCCGGGTCGTACCGGTGGCCGCCATGGTGGCCGCCCAGTTGTCCAGGTCCGCCACCAGTTGCAGCTGCGTGCGGCACTTGTCCAGCGGGCTTTCGCCGATGAACGCCCACCGGCTGTAGCCGCCCTTCAC